GCGCAGGTATTCGATCTTGTCCTTGTCCGCCTTGTCGTCGAGCACGCAGAATCCATTTTCGAAACGGATGTGCTCACCCGGAACCGGGACAACGACGCCGTCGACAATGGAGTTGCGAGCCGGCTTCATGCAGAGGACTTGGTTCGGACATCTGCTTTGGAATTTCGCCATGATCCTAACTCCTTTCTGTCCGTCACGCCGCGCTCGTCACGCCGGTAATGACGGCATGCGTCTTCGGCAGGCGCACTTCGAGGCCGGCTTCCGTGATGTATTGCTCTTTCGTTTGGTCCTCGTCGTTTGCCTGAATGTTCGTTTCCAGCTTCGTGTCGCGGCCGGCCAACGGACGGTATTTCACGTTCTCCGGATCGATCACGATCCCATATCCGCCGTACACCGCGCCCTCGAGGATATGCTGGTAGTTCATGATCGCGTACTCGCCGAAAGGCGTGATGTACCGGAAAATCGCGAGCCCGTACTTCTTGGCCTCCTCGTCGATCATCAGCTTGCCCAACGCCCAGGAGTTGATGATTGAGAGCAACCGCGCCGAAGCCAGGAGGATCTTCCTTTTCGATCCGTACTTGAACACGACCTCGCTGATGTTATTGTCGAACTCCGTCTGCGTGAGCTGGCCGCCGGCGTCGTAATTGTTCTCGGTGAGGAAGGAAAGCAGCCCGCCCGTAGCGCGTTTCGGATGGGGACCGGACAGATCTTCCTTGCGCTCGCCGAACACAAAGGCGCGGGCCATGTCCACCCTGTGCTGGATGCTGGCCTTCATCCGCTGGTAATTGATGTCCTTTCCGCCGTACATCTTCGTGGCCTTCTCGGTGTTCGTGACAGCGAACGGCGTCTTGAAGATCTGGGTATAGTTGTACTTCGGCACTTCCAGCGTCGACTTGATCTCGCGCGTCCCGGAACCTTCTTCATTGACGTTGCCGATGATGACGAGCGGATCGTTATCGTCCAGATTCGCCGCCGTCGTGACGCCGTAACCGCGGACGACCGTCAGCGTGTTCGTTGCGACATTGACGTTCGTCACGAGCATGACTTCGCCGGTGCGCGGCACCTTCACGATGTCGTTCTTCGTGAAGTAGTTCGCGTTGTCGACGACGATGCTCGTGGCGTTGCTCGGATAGCCGCCGCCGTTGTTGATCGCATCCCAGCGCGGCAGGAGGTCATCCTCCATCCATTCGAACTTGGGGTTGTGCGTCGGTTCCGTGTTGCGCTTGGCGATTTTCAAGAACGAGATGAACGGCTCCGCATTCGGCTGCAGGAGCGCGATCTTCTCGCTCATGTCGACGACGATTTTGTTCTGGGTGATGTTCCTTGTGTCGCGTACACCCGCTACGACTGACATTGGTTAATCACTCTCCTGTTCGTAATATCACCCGAACAGGCCGCTTTCTTGTGCTGCGGCGACAAGACCATCCATAATCTCCTGTTCAGGCGTCTTGGGTGTTTCGAGCTGTTGCCGCCTTGCGGCGACGCCCTGGGCTCCGAGGCCCTGTTTGGCCTGCCGCGTGCGCTCGGCTTCCGCGCGGCCGGCTTGCTTCGCCTTCTGATAGACTTGTGCCTTGGTATCGCCCCACAGCTCGGAGGCTGCCATGCGCAGCATACGCAGCGTCGGCTGCTGGGCGAGTTGCGGGTTACCGAGCTCATCCGCGATCTCAGCGACGCGCTCGTAGAGCTGCTGCATGCCTTCCTGTGTTTGGAGCTGACGATATTCGCGCGCCACCGTGGCAAGATTTTGTGACACGGTCGCCGTCACCTGACGTTCAAGGATCGGCGCCGTTTGCTGCTGGGCAACGTATTGCGCGACCGCTTGGATCGCGCCGATCGGGTCCGCTTTGAACCGCTCCCAGAACACTTGGTTCAGGTCCGGTTGTCCAGCCTGCGGTTGCTGGGCCGGGAGCTGAGACTGCTGGTTCTGGGTCTGTGCCTGACGCTGGCGTTCCTGCGTGAACTGCCGTTGCAGGTTCAGGTACGCTCTCGCCAGCTCGTCTTGCGACTTGAACTTGCCGAGGATCAGTTTGCCGCCTTGTCCGTCATCCGGGGACGGCTCATCCTCCGACTCATCTTCGCCCTCGTCTTCGTCCGGATCCGCTTGCTGTTCTTCTTGTTGCTCGGGATCATCGTCGTTGAAGTCGGGCTCTTCGTGTTCGGGATCAACGGCCCCATTGGCCTCTTGTCCGGCTTCCGGGGAGGCCGACGGAGGGGTTATCGTTTCATCGCCGAAAATGCTCATGGGAAATGCTCCTTTCGTGGAATAGAAAAAAGCCCTATCGGGCCATTCCACCGTGGTTTTTGTTGCGGGCGCGAAGTCTCATCGCGCCCGCGTAAGAATCAAACTTTGCTTGTTCCTTGGACGCCGCGCTTCTCGCGTCCGAGTGTCCGCTTACGCAGCCACATCAGGGCTTCTTCCAGTTTTGTGATGGCGAGAGCGTTCTCGCGGCACCGGTATTCGCTTTGTTGGAAGTACTCCAACCGGCATATCACCATTGCGATCAGGTCTTCGTTGAAGACGCCGTTGACGCCGCATTCCTTGACCGGGCCCTCTTGGAAGCGGATCTCGGCCAACGGCTCCGGTGGCGTGCCGTCTTCGCTTTCCGTTTTCGCAACAATGAAGCGATGCGGCGCGTTGAATCGCATTTCGTTCTCCGGCTCGTGGTAAATCGTGGTGTATTTGTCCGTTACCAGATCATGTTCCAGCTTCTTCATTCCTCGTCTTCACCTCCTTCAAGACCGCGCTGAACGAACGCGAGCAGCCCTTCCAGCGCGTTCACTTCGCCGCGGTGCTCGAGAACCTTATCCCAGGTGGCGCAGTCCATGAGCCGCTGCCGGCTGTCCGCCGCGCGCTCGCGGATGTGTTGCTCGACGATCCGCCACCCGGTTGTGTCGCACATATGGCGCAGCGCCTCGGCCAGCTCGCGCTTATCCACCCGGCACACCTCCCGGCGCCATCATTTGCATGCCCATCTCCTGCATCGGAGCCGTGTTCGCCGCGCCGCCGACCGGGTGCAGTGAGGCAGGGGGAGCGGCGGCGGGCTGCTCGCCAGCCGTAGTCGGTGCCACCGGCAGCAATGAGCCGAGGATCTGCTGCAATTCAGGCGGCAGCGTAGCGATCCACTCCTGCACGGCCTGCTGCTGCAGCATGCCCGCCAGCTCGTCGTCGGTCGGCAAGATATCGTCGGTATCCGTGATGTCGAACGCCTCGAAGATCTTCTTGAGCAGGTTACGGCGCTTCGCCGGAAACTGCGCGAAGAACGGATCGTTCGAGACGAGGCCGTACAGCTCGACGAGGCGCTGCTTGAACGCCTCCTTGTTCGCCATCGGTTCGACCGACGAACCGGCCGGGATCAGGTGAAACTCACCCTGAATTTCTTCCGGTGAGATGATTGGCCAGTTCGCCGCGTCCTGGTCGAACAGCGGGATCAGGCGGATGTCGTCGATGAACTGCTGGTTGAGCTGGATCATCTTGCGCGTGATGCCGAGCAGCAGACGCTTTTCGATCGACGAGATCAGCATGCGGAACCGGATGGCGGCGTTGTTGTCGCGCGCCATGACCTCGGTCGCCGTTCCGCCCGATCCGGACCCCATCACGATGTCATGCGCGCCGACCGCGTCGCGGATGTCCTGCTTGATGACAGACTCCTGATTAAAGCTTCCGGCCAACGCGCCATCGGGGGCTTGAAGCGCTTCGACATCATCGGAAGTGTTGACCTCGATGACTCCGTCTTGACGCCAAACCAGTTGCTCGCGGTTGATGCTGGCGTTCTTGCGCACCTTCCACATCCGCCGCATGCTAAGTGCGCGGTAATCGATCCGCTGGTTGCGCTCGACGTTGAGCTCGTCCTGCAAATCTTCGGTGATCGACATGATGCCGCGTCCGTAGAACTCGCCCGGGATCTCGCAGTACACGTCCTTGTCGTACGGCTTCTTGCCGTGCCAGTACGGGTTCGGCCCCTCGGCGACGATCTGGCATCGGTTCAGAATCAGAACGCGCAGATCGTCTTCCCAATAGTAGGTGAGCTGGTACAGGTCGTCGTCGGTCTGGGTCAGGTTCACCTGATCCATGACGCTCGGCAGCCCGACGGCCGTCATCCTGTAGTTCCGCGCCTCGTTCACCCGGCCGCTGTCCTTCTCGAGCTGCTTCCAGTCGACCTTGATCAGCCCTTGACGCTCCATCTCCTTGAGCTCTGCCTTCGAGACATAAGCATCATGGCCGCAGTACCGTGCGTCGTCGATGTCCTTCGCGTGCGGATCGACGTAAAAGAGCCCGAGGTCGATAAACTGCACCTCGGGGTCGTCGTAGACTTTTTCCATCACTTCGACGGTCTGCCAGTCCATGACCGGATTCTCGTCGTCGTCGAGCAGCGGGATTTTCTCGCCGGTCTCCGGGTCAACCTCGTCCGTTTCCACCGGCAGCAGCTCCTTGCGCGTGATCTTCCGCTCGCTGTACTTCCAGCCCGTGTATGCGACCGCCGTGCCGTAGATGCAGAGCTGCTTGAGCCCCTCGGCAAAGATGTCCTGAATGTCCATCGGCACGTTGTGCTGATAGTCGATCAGGGTCTCCATCTTCTTCGCCGCGTCTTCCCAGGGCCGATGTCCGGCAGCGAGCATCTCGCGCAGCTCATCCGGCGAAGAGGTCAGACGACCGCGCCCCGGCGGCAGCCCCTTGAGCGTGACGTACGGCCGCGCTGCGAAAAGCGTCTCGACGAGGCGGGGGAGGACCGTCTCGACCATCGTGAAGCTGTACGGGATCGAGAGCGTGGAGCCGCGCGGCTTGACCGGCTTTCCAGTCCGGGGATCTCGGAGCTGGTCGACATAGTTGCGATATCGCTTGTAGTCCTTGAGCCATTGATCGCGCCAAAAGGCATCGCGTTTCTGCTCCGCGTATTCGATGCGGTCGAGATATTTCTGCAGGTTCTTCTGGCGGCTCTTGAAACTAGTCGCCACGGACAACCCTCCTTTTCAATACGGGGCGGCCGACGTAGTACATGTGCCCGTCGCCCGAAATGACGAGCAGCGGGCGGCTGCAGATCGAGCATTCCCGGATGGCGTGCACGTCTGCACCGTGCGTCGTCACGAACTCGTCCGATCCGCAGCCCAGACAGGTGATATAGACCATGACGCCGATCAAATCGTCGTCCGAATATCGTATCCGCACGGTTCGTTGCGCCATCAGTATCCCGTCCTTCCGAACGCGGATTCGTATTCCGGCTCGTAATAGTTTTCAGGCTCGAGCTGCATAGATTGCTGTCCGCGCGCATGGTGCGCGATCGCCAGCGACATGACCAAGTCGTCGAACTTGCCCGGCAGCGCCTCCGGCTTGCCGCTTTCGGTCCGGACGAACGTCAGCATTTCGCGCAGTGTCTCGATGTCGTTGATCAGCTCGGAATGTTCGCGGACAATCTCGACCAGATCGGCGATGATGACCGGCCGCGTGATCTTCGTCGTCCTGAACCCGTGTTTTTGCTGCTCGGGCTCGTTGATGTCGTCGAGGATCTCGCGCCGGTACTGGTGCCAGTAACCGAGCCGCTCGAGTTCCTTGACCGGGTGTAGGTCGAAGTTGATCTCGATGGCGGCCAGCGCGTAGTTGTAGAACTTGCCCAGGCAGTACATTTGCTTGGCGAACAGATCCGTGTCGATGTGCCCGTGCCACACCGCGACTTGTTCGCCGGTGATGTTGTCGAGCACCTGACCGGCGGAATAATCCTTGCCGCCCTCGGCCGTGTCGCCGCCGAGCACGTACGGCCGGCGCGGCTCCGGCGCTCGGTAAATGGTGACGTAGCCGTTCGGATCCGGAACGAACCGGATCGACGAATCGACGATCTTTTCGCCCACGTAGTCGAACACGAAGTTCCCGCGGAGCGGCGGCTGCTCCTTGTACCGCGCCTCCAGCAGCTCGATCCGCGCCATGACCTTCCGCGTGTCGAACACCGGCGCACCGCTGAGAATGAACGCCTCGAGCGCGGACGCCGGGTACTCCTGCCGGAACGCGTCCTCCTTGGACATGTCCGGCCGGCTCGGCATTTCGGCGATCTTCCACCTTCGCCATTTGAGCTGCTCGTCATCGACGCCGTATTTTTCGCGCAGCTCGCGCTCGTCGTCGTCATCTTCGAACGCCTCGCCCGGCGCGAGCGGCAGGCGGTACTCGGGATGCTGATGCCAGCCGAAAAAGTGCGGCGTCCAGTTGTTCAGCCCGCGCACAGCCTCGTCGTACGTCTGGTGAAAGTAGTTGCCGACGCCGTTGGCCGTGGACTCGATCACGACCTCGCCATCCGGCGGCACCGCCTGCAGGAGCCCGGTCATGATCTCCTCGGGGTTCGGCCAGAACGCCACCTCGGAGCAGAGCAGATAGTTAATCGTCATACTGCGGCCGAAGGTCTTCGACCCGGCCGTGCCGACGATGATGCGCGAATTGGTTCCGACGAAATAATATTCCTTGCGGTTGCCGTATTTCGGCCGGCCCTTCCCGTTGTTGAGCTGCTCTTTTTTTGCCTCGGGCAATCTCTCGTACATGAGCTGGACCGCCTGGAACAGCTTTTGCGTGCTTTCCGAATCGTGCGCCACCACGGCGGCCGTGACGTTTTCCTCATTGATGATGCGCTCAAAGAAACGCGCCAGCGTCAGGGTCGAGAACCCGAGCTGGCGAGCCTTGAGGATGATGTCACGCTTGGTTTTGGCCTGCCAATAGGCGTCCTGAATCGGATTGAACCGAAGCAGGGTGACGCGCTTATCCTTGGTCCTGATGTACAAGCGTTCCTCGATATACCGGCGCGGCTCCGGCGTCCAGACCGG